ACTAACTGACTAACTTTTCCTGGCTGCCAGGTAAGTTAGTTCTAAGATAGCCCCACCATCTCTGATGGGGCTTCTCCTATTGCTTCTCCTATTGCTTTGCTTGCTTATGCTTTTGCTATGGCTTCTGCTGTTGCTTTGCGTTCTTTACTGGGAACTGTTCCATTAACTGCTTAGTTTTTGGAGTAAGTCCATGCCAAGAACTCCAATCTTTACCACCTCTACTCATGTAGTAAGCGATCTTTGCATTGACCACAGGGTTGAGCAATTCGGCATTATTTTCTAAACCAAATTTTTCTCTACGATCTTTGCCTAACTCTCCGATCATGTTTATTTGAAACATGCCCCACGAGTTATCACCTGTGTTTGTATTAGGATTGTGAGCGAGGGGTCGCCCATTACTTTCTTTCTTAGCAACTGCCCACGCTTCTTTTAGGTCTGTGCCTGTGAAGCCTACGGCATGAAGCAACTCAACCAATTCAAGATCGGTCAACTTATGAGTATTTTCATATTTTTTCAAGGTTGCTTCGTTTGTTGTTTCGCTAACTATTAGTGCTTCGGCTCTTGTTGGTGCTATGGCATCTGATGTAGTTGCTACTCCAAATGCTACGGCTAAGGTTGAAATTGACCCACCAAGTATTAAAGCCTTTATTCTTGCTTGGGCTTTTGCTGATGCTTTGGCTATTGCCTTTGGCATCTGCTCGGCTCTTATTCTTGCGTTTGTTTTCATCATCACTCCAAATAGTCGTTGGCACTTTCAGATGCCTTTGACTGGTGTGAACGAAGGCGGTGTAAATACCGCTCTGTCGTCTTGATCGATTGGTGTCCTAATCGCTCTTTTACTTCATGGACATCTACGCCGTTCTTTAACAACTGCGTAGCGTTTGCATGTCGTAAATCATGAGTTCTAGGCGACCAGCCGATTGCGGACTTGGCTATTGCTTTGTTCCAAGTTGTTCTCCATACATCACGAGGCATGTGGCTCATATTGTTGATGAAACTCCCTTGCTTATGCTTTTGCTGATGCTTCTGCTTTGCCTTACGGCTTCGGCTTCTTACCTGCTCTGCTTCTGCTAGTGCTTCTGCTTGGGCTTTGGCTTTGCGGTAGTTTGCTACTGCTTGCCTACACCCTTCGCATCTACAACTCCCATGTGTATAGGAGTAAAGAGTTCCATGCTGGAACTGTTTTCCGCCTTTCTCGAATGGTCGAGAGGGCTTTGCGCTTCGTGAACCTTTAAGTTTACCTTCCGTTAAGAGTATTGTTCTTGGAAACATCAGATCATCTTTTGCTATGCCTTTTGCTAGGACATACGCATTTAACTGCTGTAATAGGGCTTTTCCTATCACTAGGCTTCTCTTATGCCCTGACTTGGTGGCATCTATCACCATGAACCTAGTTCCATTGTTGTAATTTGTTCCTAGATCACTAACTCGCCTTTGAATAAAGATTTCGCCAGTTTTGAAATTAATGTCTTTTGCTCTTACTTCCGTTGCTTCACCAAATCGGCAACCACTTGCTACTAAGAATTGGGCGAATAATTTAGTTCCTTGTGTCGGTAAATGCTTAATGATCTCCTTAAACTCATCAGGGGCTAGGAGATTAGATATATCGGCATGATTGACCTTGATCTTAATTCCATGTGTCGGATTGCTCTCCAACTGACCAGCATTGACCAACTTTGAAAACATTGAGCCAAGAGAAGCCTTCACCTGATTTAAGGTGGCAGGTCTAACTCCCGATAGTTTGAGATCATCAATTAACTTAACTAGGTCTGAAGGCTTCAGGGAAGTTAGTTCTCGATCTCCTATAACTGGAATTACAAATCTAGTTAAGACCGACTTATAGCCCTTCTTTGTGATCGGCATTAGATCAGCCACCGCCAGCCATTGATCTACAAAATCAACCACCCTTAAATTAGCCTTTGAAGGGGCTTTTAAGCCCTGCTTCTCGGCTTGTATGGCGTGATACATGGCTTCGGTTTCATTAGCCCATGTGCCAGCCGATAAACGGCGATTTTGAAGCCTGTAATAGCCTGTAAATCTGCCGTTGCGCTTAATCACATACGCCATAAGTTGCCCCTTCTACTGGCGAGTAATGACCCTTCTACTGGTGAGTAATACTACTGGTCAGTAGGTTCTTAATCAAAAGATAAGCCCCTAATCCAAATCGGACTAAGGGCTGAACTATCGGCTACATAGGGAATTAGGCGGTCAGGCTTGGAACTAACTTGGTGGAACACCAGACAAGTTAGTTATTGAGCGTGAACTAACTTTTCTGGAATTAAATAAAGTTAGTTCGATCTACCAACTGGCTTGATAACTAAATCCTAGTTCGTGATCGCTCTCTAATAGGGAAGTAATTAAATCAATCGTGTATTCCAGTTGGTAATAGTAATGATCGGTCAGATCACTACCACCAAAGAAAAATCCGTCAACTGGTGGAAGTGGATTTTGAAAAGTATCAGGAGTTAATTCAGTTTCTAAACTATTTAAGTAATCGCATAATTGATAAAAAACTTTTTGGTTTTCTATCTGATATTCACGACTAGGATTAGCCAAAGCCTTAATACAATCATTTTTTAATTGTAATAAATCTTCATCACTTAAATAAATTACTTGGCACTTATCAACGCCTTCTCCACACTTATCAACAATCCAGCCATGAATAGAGTTTGCTTTGCGCCAATAACCAACCATTGATTTAACAATTAAAGCAGAAAAATCAGGAGTTGGTAAATCTTTTAATCCAGCAAGATTTTTAATTTTGGTATAAGAACCAGTTTTATCAGCACCGCTACCAATATATTTTTCAGCATACAAATACATATCTAAACCCATTACTTGATCTCCTTTACAATTTTAATAGCAACATCAATAGCGTTGATAGCACCTGTATAGGTTGCGTAATCTGAATTGCCGTCTGCTTCTGTATTTTGTTGTTCTAATTCCCACAACTGGCGTAGATTTAACAATTCAGTAATTGCTTGATCTTTATTCATTTTCAATCTCCAATTCTCTCTCTGATGCCCATTGTTTTATGGTTGTTGTTAACCAAACTGGTGTTCTCCCCATGTATTTGTCGGGTTTGGGAAGGGTGTTGCGATTTAGATAACTGTGTAGAGTTTCGATCTTTAATCCAGTTAGTTTTGCTATGTCTGTATTTGTTAGCCATTCGCTCATGTTTATCTTTTAACTTTCTGCTTAGTTTCATTAGGTTTAGTTCCCCACTTTGTAGTTTTAGTTTCCGTATCAGCCCATAGATAAGGTAAATCTACTGGCACATTAAATTGATAATAAGTATTATCTTTACGATTTAGATTACTTTGATGCGAGTTATGAAGTTCTGAATTACCAAACCAAAAAGGTAATCCAGTATCAGGGAAGGTTGGGTGTATTGCTACAAAACTGGGCAACAAAGTATCTTTATAGCCACGATCTATCCACTCTTGGCAGATCGCAATTCCGTATTCACACAAAGCCTTCTCATGCCCACGCCACATCTTTGTAGCAGGGTGATTACGCCAGCCCTGACTAATACCCATTAACGCCCTAAGTATTTGCCACGCTTCAACTCGTTGCTTACCTAATCGCCTGTAATCAAGAGCCTTAGCAGACTTAACAAAGTCAGGATAAGGAATAAAAGTATTAACCATTGATACCACTCCTATATTGTTTGCGAAGCAAACTTTGGCGTTCAATCTCAGTTAATCCACCCCATACGCCATATCTAACTTTGTTAGATAACGCAAAAGATAAACATTTAGTTTTAATTGTTTGATCGCAATTACCACAAAAAGTTTTGGCTTTTTTAATACCAATTACATCAGTTGGATCAGGAAAAAAGATTTCAGGGTCAACTGTTTGGCATGGCGCATCATCAATATCTTGTGGAGTAGGCGTAGTTAACTCAACTGGCTTTACTACTTTTCTTGCTTTAGTAAAAGACACTTGACTTTTAGGTTTAGTCATAATCTTTATCTCCATTTTCATTAGTAAGAGTTTGAACAAACTTCTCCATGATTTCAACTAAATCATTAGGTTGTAAATCAGCAACATTCAAAAGTATTTCAATCATGTGAAGCAAACCCCAAACCAACATCTCAGGTTCTAATCCCTGATCTGAAATCATTTTGTTTAGATGTTCATTGGCTAAATACTCTTTTACTTCTTGTGGCAAACTATCTTGCCGTTCTTGATCTAACTTAAACCCACGAACAATTTTAATAAACTCATTAGCAAAGTTAATAGATTTAATTAAATCCATTTGTTCTTGGTTCATTGGCTCTCCTTTGTAGTAAATAGTTCGTTCAAGTGATCGTATTGAGGTAATCCATTGTTATTTTGATGCCCAGTATTATCACCGCAATCAACGCATTGACCTAATACTGGAACTTTACAACCGCACTCACAATTACATTCAGGCTCGGTGCTAAACACTTCATCAAATAAACTTTCATCAAGTAAATCATCAGCCATTTTTATTCTCCCTTAATTGATTTAGATATTCCGTTTCTATCTTTCTAATCTGTATTCTTGAAGTTCCAAACATACGAGCAACTTCGGATAAAGATTTTTGATACGCAATTCTTTGGTGAACTATCTTTTTCTTTTCATTTTCATTAAACATTACTTACTCCAATTCTATTAGGAGTTGAGTAGGCGCAGATACGGCTCGTTTTATTATCCAAAGCAAATTAAGGAAATAAAAGTCTTGACCGCCCTTCACAAGTGAAAGGAGTGGGGAATGAAAACAAAACCCCAGTAAGGTCTTGTGTTAACGCCTACCCAACAATTTTAAGTTAGCGAGAGAGTGATCTCTTTTGTGTTTCTACGCAGTTATAGCAAAACCAAAGAATGTCCTGAGAATAGTTATCAGTAATTGTTTTGCCATTATTGCGAACGCCTTGCTGACCGCATTGATCACATAAATCTAATTCGTGATCTTGAACTTGTCTAACAATTTCTACATAACCCATTTACTTACCACCAAAATAACATTGATCAATAGTGCCAAAGCAATAGTGATCACCGACCCAGTTAATATGTGTTGCTAAGTAATAAATCCCAACTGCTAACGCACTCCAAAATAAAATGCGAACCGCAGTTCGAACTTTGTAATAAGTTTTTGATCTCATTTATTTACTCCGTTCTAAAAATAATTGGTATCTCCAACTATTTTGTTCTTGATGAGTTTTAATTCGGTGGCAACTGGAACACCTAACAACGCACTTTTTAATTTCTGATCTAATTAATTTAGAAAGTTTGTTGCTACCAAGCGCAGTTCCGATATTAAACTTTTTACTATGTAAATGATCAAACTCCAAAGCCAGCACATTACTTTCACCACAATCAATACAAGGATTTTGTAGTAAATAATTAAATACAAACTCCCTTACTTCTTTGTGGTTAGTTTTGTGTTTCTCCGCTTGTCTGATAGACACACAAGGCTTACAAGCCCCTTCATAGCCTTTATTACCGCTTGCGTGTGATTTAGGTTGAAAGCGAGATAGTGATTTGATCTTGCGACAATAACTACAACGCCTTCTACCCTTAGCAAGCAAGTTTAATTTTTCTGTTTTGCGATTTAGTGAACCCTTACGCATTAGGGCAAAGCAAGATTTACACCTTGCCCTAACTTTGTATTTTCCGTCAATGTGTTTATTAAACCGATTAAGTGGTAGAGCAGTAAAACAACCAATACACACTTTAGTTCGTTTTAATTTAATTACGGATTTACTGGTAGCCACAAATTATCCAATCTAAGTGTTTTGTATTTCAGATCACTATGATTTGAAGGAGTTAAATACCCAACAATAAATCGGCTACCAGTTGTAGATACGATCTTGCCCTTACGCAAACGACCATGCGCTTGAATAAAGACTTGATCTCCAACATTAATGTTGTAAGGATTTTTTGTATCGTATGAACTAACTCGTTCATCAGCGATAGAAATTAATTCATCTCTCACACTCACAAGTTGTGAAAGTAAATCTAAT